TAATGAATGTTAAAAAAGGAATTGATGCTTATGAAACACTTTGTTTGATTTGTGCAGAATTAAATATTGATTTATCAAAAGTATCTGATTCTGATTTTGATTCATGTTCCATTATTTTGAATGATTTTTGCAGCAATTTAAACGAAGAGACTGGGTATACAGTTTCAGTTTGGTTTGACAACAAATAAGGAGAATAAAATGTTAAGTTCAATATTAAAGCCAAAGTCTAAACATAGATTGTTCACGATTTATGGCGGTGCTGGTATCGGTAAAACATCGACTGCGGCAACAATGCCAGCACCTATTTTTATACGGTGTGAAGACGGATTAAATTCAATTACTGATAATTTAATGCCTGATGCGTTTCAGATTGTAACATCAAGCAATGATATTTTTGGACAGTTGCTCACGCTTATCAATGAACAACACGGCTATAAAACAGTCGTGATTGATTCAGTAAGCAAGCTCGATAGAATCTTTATTGAAGAAATCACAAAAGGTAGTCAAAACGCGAAAGCATTAGCATTAGCATTAGGCGGTTACGGTGCAGGTTATCAAGCGTTAAGCGCAATGCACCAACGCGTCAGAAATGCGTGTCAGATATTAGTAGACAAAAAAGACATGAACATCATGTTTTTAAGTCATGCAGATTTAACAACAGTTGATCTACCTGATTCACAACCATTTCAACAATACTCATTGAAGTTGGAAAAGAAATCACAAAGTCATTACATTGATGATGTGGATTTTGTGGGTTTTATGCGGCTAGAAACATTTGTAATGACTGATGAAAACAAAAAAAGCAAAGCTCGTTCGAGCGGTGAACGGATTATTCAATGTGCCAGCATGGCATCAAGCGTATCTAAAAATCGCATGGGAATTCATGACGACATAACCGTGCAATACGGCATTAACCCACTATTACAGTACCTAAACAATGGAGAGCAAAAATGAATTTTTATACATTATCGACAGGCGAAGCAGTAAAATCAACAGGTGAAGTCGAGTTAGGTGGCAATGCAGTTATTCCTGAAAACACAACTTGCGAAGCCATGATTGTTGAATGTGGTTGGGCAAGCTATGAAGGAAAGAACTATGTGAATGCCAAGTGGCAAGTCACTAAGCCATCACAATATGCGAATCGTGTAGTGTTTCAAAAGATTCAGCTTGAAGAAACCGACACTAAAAAGCTCGACAACGCGATTAGAATGTTTGCAGCTATTGATCAAAATGCAACGGGTGGAAAGCTAATTGCAACAGGTGATAAACCAACCGACGCAACATTGTTTCAACTGATTCATAAACCCATGTTAATTAAAATTCAAGTTTGGGACATGAACGACAGAAAAGGCAACTGGATCAGCAAAGTTTCACCACGTTCACAAAATGCCCCAGTAGCAGCACCTGTTGCTGGTATTGACGACGTGCCATTCTAAATAATAATAACTAAGGATTTAACAGCCACGGATGGCTTAACTTTAAGGAGAACAAAATGACAACTACAGAATTACAACAAGGTTCAGATGATTGGTTCAATGCTAGAACTGGACGCATTACAGCAAGCAATGTAGGTGCAATTTTAGGGTTATCACCATTTAGAACTAGAGATGACGTTATGCGCTCGATGGTGCGTGAGCATTGCGGTGCATTGAGTGAGTTTACAGGTAATGTGGTAACTGAATATGGCAACATGAATGAACGCATGGCACGGTTTGATTATGAATTAAAAACAGGCGCAACTGTTGAAACAACAGGATTTCACACACACGCTCACAACGATTGGATAGGTGCAAGCCCTGATGGTTTTGTGGGTAGCAATGCACTTGTAGAATTCAAATGTCCGTTCGGTTTACGCAATGGCGGCGAGTTTAAATCTATCGACGTGCAACGACATTACTACGCGCAAGTACAGATACAAATGTATGTCACAAAACGAGCTGAATGCGACTTTGTGCAATGGCATAAAGATGGGTTAAAAATTGAATTGGTGAAATATGATAATGAATATCTCAATGAGATTTTGCCCGTACTAGGACATTTTTATAATGATTACCTAATCCAGCGTAAAGAACCACATAATGAAAAGCATTTAAAGTCACGCCACGGCGCGATTGATGATGATTCTATATTGTTACTCGCTGAACAATACGCGAGTGTTAAATCGGAGATTAAAGCGTTAAATATAATAGCTGAGGCATTGCTAAATAAGATTGTCGAGGATTGCTCGGAAAGTGAATCTAAAATAGGCGATTACAAACTGACAAAAGTAAGCCGTAAAACGATGGGCTATGCAAACATTGTAAAAGAGTTATTGTCAGATGCTGATCTGAAAAAATATGAAACTGTATCAACGTTTTGGAAACTGTCATGAAAACTAATATAGCCGCAATCGTATTGATTGCATTTTGTGCAGGTTGCTTTGTTGCAGTGTCGGTTAGTTCGGTATTGCATCGCGGATATTATGAAGTGACGAAAACAAACATTGGCGAGTTCATTTTGCGTGAAGGAAAGGTTTACGGCATTTATGAGATAAGTCGCAACACGAACGGCGACATGGTAGTCAAATGATTAAGGTAGAGATGTATTGAGATGGCAGCCTATTACAACGAATTTAATCCTGAAGCCGCAGCGTGGTTGCGTGAACTAATCAAACGAAAACTTATTGCAGATGGTGAGGTAGATGAACGAAGCATTATTGACGTACAAGCAAACGACATTAGAGGATTTTCTCAATGTCATTTCTTCGCAGGAATCGGCGGATGGAGTTACGCACTTAGACTTGCAGGAATCCCCGACGATTATCCATGTTGGACAGCAAGTTTGCCCTGCCAACCATTTAGCGCAGCAGGAAAGCAGCTTGGAAAAGATGACGAAAGACACTTGTTGCCCCACTTCACAGAACTCGTCAAGCAGTGCAAGCCTAACCGAATCTTTGGTGAACAGGTTGAAGGCGCAATTAGGCACGGATGGCTCGATGACTTACAAACAACAATGGAAGCAGAAAACTACGCCGTCGGGCATTGCGTATTGGGCGCACACAGCGTCGGCGCGTACCATCAAAGACAGCGGTTGTACTGGGTTGCTCAAAGGGAGCTGGGCGACACCTTGCACGATAGAGCCAGACGAACAACCCGAAGCAAAATGGGCGCGTCACAAGATGATAAACGAGCGGCAGAAAGCGAAGGGCAAGGCGGGGCTAGGGACGGCGTTGCATTTGGGGGCGCAAGTCCATTTAACGAGTTACCCGACCCCGCAAGCACGAGATTGGAAGGGCGCAAGCGGCAGGGCATACAAGGGCGAGGCGCAGGATTTGCCGTCAGTGGCAGCGGGTTGGGCAACACCAAACACGATGGACACAATGCCAACCAGATCGGACGAGGCCTTAGCGAGAGCGAAATTGAAAGCGGGATGCTCAAATTTGAAGGATCAGATACCGAATGGTCTGACCCATACTGGATATATTGCAGAGACAAAAAGTACAGGCCAATTGAATCCAGCATTAAGCCGTTGGTTAATGGGATTCCCAAAGGAGTGGTGCGAGGCGGCAATATCAGCGAAGAGTTTGATGCCAACAACACGCAAGAAGCGCGGGTCATGAGACTAAAAGGCTACGGCAATGCAATCGTTCCACAGGTTGCCGCATCGTTTATACAAGCGTTTATGGGGGCACAATGATTAAGCCCCGCTACTATCAACAAGAAAGCCACGACGCGGCAATGGCACACGTTAGAAAATCAGCGTTGCCGTGTGTTATCGAATTACCGACTGGTGCGGGTAAATCGGTTGTTGTGGCTATGCTTGCTGATTCATTGCACCAGGTGAGCAATGGTAAAAGCGTTTTGTGTATTGTTCCATCAAAAGAGCTTGTCGAACAAAACGCCGATAAGATTAAAGCCATTGGGCATGATGTTAGTTTGTTTTCTGCCAGCGCGGGTGAAACGTGCTTAAAGAATGCGCTGGTAGTCGGAACGCCCGTAAGCATTAAAAACCAGATTCATAGATTCGGTTCAAAGTTTTGCGCGGTGATAATTGACGAATGCCATAAAATCACGCCAACGGTTAAAACAATCGTTACAGCGATTTATGAACAGAATCCTAACGTGCGTGTAATCGGTTTAAGCGCAACCCCTTATCGTATGTCAACTGGCTTTGTGTACGGAATAGGCGTTGATAATGAAACCATTGAAGAAGCAAAAAATCCGTATTTTTCTAAGCTGGTTTATCGCTTAGATGCAAAGGATTTAATCGAGCAAGGCTTTTTATCTCAGCCCGTTATCGGATCAATTGGGCAACATTACGATACCAGTGGATTAGTGCTAAACAAAACAGGCAACTATGACGCGACAACAGTCGATAAGGCGTTCGTTGGCAAAGGACGATTAACTGCTGATATTGTAGCGGATGTTGTAGCGCAATCGACGAATAGAAAAGGCGTGATGTTTTTTGCGGCAACCGTGCAACACGCTTATGAAATACTCGAATCGTTACCGCGTGACATGTCAGCAATTGTTACAGGTGAAACTCCAGCAAGTGAAAGAGAACTAACGCTGCTACGGTTTAAAAATCAAGTGTTAAAATATATTGTTAATGTATCAGTTTTGACAGTCGGTTTTGATTGCCCCCACGTTGACGTTATAGCGATTTTGCGAGCAACTGAGAGCGTTGCATTGCTTCAACAAATCATAGGTCGTGGTTTGCGTATTGCACCAGGCAAAGCAGAGTGTTTAATTCTTGACTACGCTGAAAACATCGAACGCCATTGTCTAGACGGTGATGTGTTTAATCCACAAATCGGCATGAGTAAAGGCGGTGGTGAGAAGGTATTTATAAAAGCAACGTGTCCATCATGCAATTTCGGCAATGAGTTTAGTCGTCGAACGGATATTGATGAAAATGCACAGGTTGATAACTTCGGTTATGTTTTAGACTTAGAGGGTTATCGTGTTATGACAGCAAATAACGAACCCATGCCAGCGCATTACGGACGTAGATGTAACGGTAACATTTTAGATCGTGGCGTTTTCACACGTTGCGAGTATCGTTGGACTTCAAAAGAATGTGAGTGTGGCGAATTCAATGATATAGCGGCAAAAAGATGTTGTAAATGCGGCGCGGAAATTATAGACCC